GGCGGCGTCAATGGCAGCGTCGTAAACAACGTAGGCGTCTGCGAGGGCAACGTTGAGAACGTCTCGGGCGGCTTCACGGGCGGCGTTGTAGGTGGCGGCGCGGGCGGCGGTGAGGGCGGTGTAGGCGGTCATGGGTAGTTCCTTTCGTGGCTGTGGGGTAATCTTTCCCATATCTTCCCCAACATGTAAAGGAAAAAGGTATACCCAAGAGAACTATTTTATGCTGGCCTAAAAAAAAGCGGAAATCTGCGCTTTCGCGTCATCTGCGCCATTGCAAAGCATCCATGTGTGGCCGCATTCATCGACCAGGTAACGCTGCCAATTGCGCTGTTCCGGCGAGATCCGACCGCCTTTAAGTCGCTTCATTTCGATCCATAGCTGCCAGGCTGGAACGAATAGATCAGGCACGCCTGGACTCACACCTTCAGCCTTCAGCCTGCCGGCAGTGGCGCGGGATCGGAACCCGCCGTTCGGGATGGCGAAGATCCGCACTGGTCGGTAGGTGATCCGAAACCACCTGACCAACTCGCGCTGCTCTTCATGCTCGGTTGGGATGCGAACCTTATCCATCAGAACGGAAGCTCTTGCGACCAGGAATCACATTGCCCCTGGCTGGTTACAAACTCGGCTGGCGGATAGGTGCCGAAGATAAAGCACTCGCCGCGTCCGCCGAAATGATCACAAGTATGGCAGCACTGCGGTGGGCCAGCTTTCCTCCATTCCTCGTATTGGATCAGAAAGTCTGGCTTTGGCGGTCTAGTCATTATCCCAACTCCTTCGCGTCACTCGGTAATATTTCCCATCTCGGCGGTATCGGATCAGGCCAGGGCAAGCGCCAGCATTTAATCGATCTGCCCATTGATCAAGCGTATCGGCACCAGCAAACCCAGCACCAGCGCGATCCGCAATCTTGGCAACAGCGTTAAGCGCCTGCTGGCCGGCATAGCCCTCATGCGTCACCGGAAAATACTCGACCACGCTGGGATCGGATAACCCGCCATAATACGACACGGCCAGCATATCCTTGCCGCTGGCCTTGCTGGTGTGCTTCCGCCAACTCCAGGCAGTTAAAGCCATCTCTGTAACGTCCAAGCCCATGATGTCGTCGTCGTGTAACTTTAGCTTCGCACGCTGAGGCTCAGGGAAAGCCGCCCCGCAGGCTGGGCAAACCTTGGCGCTGATGTGGACCAGCTCTCCACAGTTGTCGCAGACCTTGACCGGAGCCTCGCCATTGCCCTCGCCCTTCGGCTTGTGAGGGTTGATCGCCGTGATCGGCCCATGCGTCTGCACCACGCCAGCAAAGTCCAGCACCAGGCAGTGATCGGTGTGGCTCTTAACTCTCATCCCGCGACCAGCCATCTGGACATACAGGCTGGGCGACATGGTTGGCCGGAGCATGGCGATCAGGTCCATGTCGGGGTAATCAAAGCCGGTGGTCAGCACATTGGCGTTGGTCAGCGCACGCAGCCGCCCAGACTTAAAGTCGGTCAGCAATCGCTCACGCTCGGCTGGCGGCGTTGTCCCGATCACGCAGGCAGCAGCGATCCCGTGATCATTCAGCACTTGGGCCACTGCCTCGGCATGGTGGACACCGGCACAGAAAAACAGCCAACCAGACCGATCACCGGCCAGGTCGATAACCTCACGCACCACGCGCAGATTGTTCTCGTCGGTATCAACAGCGGCTTGCAACTCGCTCTCGATGAACTCACCGCCTCGCTTGTGGACTCCAGTCGTGTCAAGAACGGTTCTCGTGATCTTGCTCCGCAGCGTTGAGAGATGGCCTTTGTAAATCAACTCCTCGATGCTGACCGGCTCGATCAGAGCGTGAAACAGCGCAGGAGCATCGGTGATTAACCCATGTCCCAGCCGGTACGGAGTGGCGGTTAAACCCACCACACGGATCGAAGGGTTGATTGCCTTCAGCTCGGCCAGGAACGTGCGATAACCGCCTTCCTCTTTGTGGCTGACCAGATGGCATTCGTCGATGATGCAGAGATCAATGTGGCCGACCTGGGATGCACGATTCCTGATCGATTGGATTCCAGCAAACGTGATTAGCTCACCAAGTTGCTTCCTGCCCAGACCAGCCGAATAGATGCCCATCGGTGCGCCAGGCCAGTGGTCCCGCATCTTCTCAGCGTTCTGGCTGATAAGTTCCTTAACGTGGGTGAGCATTAATATCCGTGTCTCAGGCCAGTTCTGTATGGCATCCTTGCAAAGCGCAGCCACGATGTGGCTCTTGCCAGCACCAGTCGGCATCACCACGCACGGGTTTCCGTCGTTGCCTGCGGCGAACCACGCATAGAGCTGATCGATGGTGCGCTGTTGATAGTCGCGGAGCATTATCCAACAATCTCCGCACTAGGAAACTTGGCTTTGACTTCTTCAGTGAATGTCTCTCCGCAGGCTGACGGGTTGGCCACGATCTCGCGGCTCTTGTAACCATTGGCCCCATTCTCAATCACACGATCACCGATCTTCCACATGACGCTCAACCCATCCTCGGATGGGATCATGTCCCAGGGCACCAGATCGGGATGGATGATGTGATCGTCGCAGCCCTTGTGCTGGAAGTCCTCTGGGATGTTGTCAGCCTCATGGCGTTCGCAGCGCCAGGTCGAGTCGGCCAGCGCTGAACTATGCGCGCAGGTGCGGCAGTTGGCGCGCTTGGTCGGCTCAGCCTTGTGGCAGAAGGCATGGGCTGGGCAGAAACGGCATTGATACCAGGATGGATCAGCGCTCAATGGCTCCGGCATACGATCAGCCAGTGCGATGCGCTTTCCGCGCTCGATGGCTTTCTCAGCGACTTCAGGGTTGTAACGCACCCGCTCGGTATAGATGCGATCATCGTCCTTGCAGATCGCCAGATAAAGTGCGCGGAGAATGTCGGTCCCGTGCATATAAACTTGCATCTGGATGTAATGGGCTGGCTTCGACTTCTCGACACCGTTCTTGACCATATCGTCAAAGGACTTCTTTGAGTGCGTCTTGAACTCAGCCACATGGCGCTTGAGCGGTGCCTCTGGAACGCCAGTCTCAATGATGCCGTCCAGGCTGCCGGAAACGTGACTGTCAAAGTCCACCCGCTGCTGCACCTTGCCGGTGAATCTAATATCAATGCCAATCGCCCGCAGATCAGAGACGATGGTGGATTCTTCCATGTTACCACGGCGAAACAAGCGGAGAATCCGACCCTGGAATGGTTCCACCACCGCCCATCGGAATGACAACCACAGCCACCGATCACATGGATGGCCCAGCGTGCTGCAACCCATATGAGGTCGCGGTCGTTCCTGTCGGCTCTCGTGGTATTGGTCGATCAGGTTTGTTATGGTATTGATTGGCTCTGGCAGTTTCATGGCTGTCTGACTCCTAAGTGAAAATTAAGCCCAGCCAGCATCCCCTCTCTGGCTGGGCTTTCTGTTTACTTGGCCCAGGGCGGTTTTGCACCAGCTGGGGCGGAGGTCGCGGAAGGCGCAGATGGCACCTTGTTCGCAGGGATCGGTGTCGATCCGGTCAATGACTTCCAGCCGCCGACCTCGTTTCTATCGTCGTGATAGCCATTGGCTTTGTCGTTATCGGTCGGCTTCCTGATCTTAATCTTGATCTGAATCTGACCGCCGATGAGTTGATCGGTATCCTCAACCTTCGCCAGGCCGATGGCCCGCATGATCTCACCAAGCTGCTGCCGACCAATCTCCTCGGCCTTCTGGCTTTGGTTGCGGATGTTGATGCTGCCGAAAACCACTCGCCCTTCGTGTGTCGGGCCAGTGATGTCGTAACGCATATCGATCTTGGTGCCAGTCCCGCTCTTGGTCTGGCCGAGATCGGCCTTCGTGATCGAAACGTTATACCAGCCTTCTGGGATCAGATCGTAGGAACGATCCGAAACGGGAAGCTCGTCAGTCGAAAAGGTTTCTCCGAGAAATGCCATGTGATTAATCCTTTGCAGTGATGGTGAAAGAAGGACGGCCAGGCGTTGCCGTGATCGCGTCCAACAGTGGGGTGGTGATTGACGTATCCGCTGCTTTCCAAGCGGTCATCGCGATTTCGGGCTTCCAGCGGAATAAGCTGGAAAGGTGATCGGTCAGACCATGTTCGGCTGCGAGTTCTTGCAACTTGTCTGCATTGACCTTGCGATTGATCCG